CAGCGCTAAGCTCGGATTTGGCTCCGCCGCCGGCTTCACGGGCAGTGTTGATCTCTATGAGATCACGGACGGCTCTGGTACAGCTGCTGGGGATTACACGATCACGATCCGCCCTTATAGCGAAAATGGCTTCACGCGAAGTATCGCCGGGGTGGAGGCCATTGCCGTCGTGAAGCAAGCCAGCGGTGTCCCGACCCCAGCAACGCCGCCGACGCGTCTCGGCGTGCAGCGTCTGCCGAATAGCCGCTCCACAGCAACCCTGGGGCCCTACACGGTGACCACGGATGACAAGCTGTATGTGATCGTCGATCGCAAGGACACGTCGACGATCAAATATCAGCTCGAGATCGACAAGGTCTGATACCTGGTTATCCCTGGCCGCGTTTCGGTTTGCGGCCGTGGTTCGGCTTCGAGCCACGGCCTTGTCCTTGGGCGGTCTTCTTGTGAATGGGGTCGCGGTGGATCGTCCCCGTGAGGCTCTTCTTGACCTTGTTCATCAGAGGAGACGGATCGCCATGGCGCCGATGTTGAACTGAACGGTGTCGCCGGTCTGGACACCCACCGGAGACGTCAGGGTGCCGGAAGCAAGGAAGTTGCCGCCCGTCGAGGCGTCCCACACTCCGAAGTGCGTGATCGTCTGCGTTGACACGTTCGTCGCGCTGGTGGTGATCTGAACCACCGACGTATTGGTAATCTCCCGGCCGCCACCGGAGGCGTTACCGGCTGCGGTGAACGAGGCACTGGAGACGGAGGTGCGCGTCGCACTGCCGGTCACGGTCGTAGTGACGTCGCTGCTGGTGCCAAGCGAGCCCGGGTCGCCCGTGTGAATCGACACGAAGACGTTCGACAGAGCGGTCGGGAACGAGGTGCCCTTGAACCAGTTGAGCACCTTGTCTGCCAGGTATTGCGAAAATGCCATGTCGCGGAATAAATCGTGGAGAACCCTGGTCTGAAACTCGGGTCAAGGCGACTCAATACCCATATCCGGGTCGCCTTGTCACAGTCATCGTAGCGACACTTGGCGAGCTGCCGGACGCTACACCAGAGATGCGGAAGGTTTCCTTCAGGCGGCCATAGGGCAGCATTGAGCCAGTGATCGCACCCGACATGATCACCAGGGTGAGACTAGGCAGTGCCGTGCCACCTGCGGCGCCATCGAGTGCCTTGACCTCGCCGCCACCCAGCAGTCGGCCAGAGAGCGGCGCAGACCCTTCAGCAGCGCCCAGCAGCTTGATGAGCGCCAGCCGGAGCAGAGGCTCCGCAACGAGCGTGACCAGACCGGCGAGCAGTACGAAGCGCTGCACAATGGCGATCACCTCAAAGGTTGTCGCCTGCCATTGATCACAGCTGATCGTGAAGTAATACGTGCCGGCCGGCAGGTGCTCGGACGGCTCCGTGTGGTCGTGCGCGTGGATCGGGAAGCTGTAGCCGAAGCCGTTATGGTTCAGCGGGATCTGATTGCGGTCGCCATCCAGCAAGCCGACACTGAGGTAGCGGTCGGCATAGGGGTTGATTGGGGTCTTGGCGATCCCGAGCCGTGAAGGCCCCCGGGTGACCACCTTGAAGAACAGGGTGGAAGCACCGGTCTGTGAGCCCAGCTGACCGCTGAGGCTGACAGAGAGGTTGTCAATGACCCCAAAATCCCGGCTCTTGGCGACGCCGTTGTAGCGAACGTATTGGGGGCGGAGGAATGACGGAGAGGTGTTATCACTGCCTCCATACGCGCGGCGCAGGATCTCTTGCAGTTCCGATTGATCCAGTGCAGCCATCGCTCAATCTTCTGCGCTGACTGAAGAGCGCTATGAAGACCATGCTAATGATTCCAATCCAGGTGCCGCCGCACGGTGATCAGTCGCACGGCGGTTCAGTTGCCAGCTCGGGGAAACGGCAAAAATCCGAGCTCCTGGTGAATGAACCCCTGACGCCGTTCTTCTTCGGGGTGTTCTTACCATAGCCAGGCCGCCAACGCAGTCCCGGCCGGACCGAGCGGTGCAGCATCGGGTAGAGGTCCTTGCGCATACGCAAGGCGTGCTCCCCGCGCACGCGGACCTGCATGGTCTGTGAGTTCAAAGCAGGGTTGAAGTAGCGACGAGGGACCGCCCGGTAACCCAGGTCGCCCAGCCAGGCGCTGATCAGCTCGCAGTCAGCCTTTGAGTAGCCGCCGGTGAACTGGACGTACGTCGGCTTGAGGGCGGCGCGATCGATCCATAGGGAAGCCAGGCCCTGCATGCCGCAGAGATCAAGCACGGGCCGGGAGAGGGTGTACTCATCGCGCGGGTACAACATGTCGTAGACGTGATACAGCCCTTCGCAATGCAGCGAGACGCGGTAGTCGTCGTAGAAGCCATCGCCCTGAACCACGTCCCACACGGCCTCAACAGGCCCGTCATGGTCTCGCCGCAGACGCCGCAGCTGGTGATCGAGATAGGTGCGCTGGACCTCGCCTCTACGCAGGATCAGCCACGGCTTGCGCTTGCGGCCCTTGAGCTCGATCTTGCCCCTGCCGAGACAGTAGCTCAGTGCGGTAGCTGCGAATTGTATGGACATCAGTGGTCGTTCCAGTGAAGAGGTGAATGCGGCTCGGCGGCGCATAGTCCGCCAGGGTGGAGCGGATCTTGGCGGCGCCCTCGGGCGTGAAGTGCAGGCGCGGCTTGATGTAGTCCGGCAGGATCTTGCTGCTGGCACCGGTCAGGGTCTCGAGCCAGTCGCTGATCAGGGCCGCCTCTCCGGCATGGCCGCCCACGCGCTTGAGTTCAATGGAGCCGTCTTGCTGCGGTCTTGCGCCTTCCGCCCAGAGCCAGGCAGCAGCCCGCCCGCCAAGCATCTCGAGCACCAGGGACGTGATCCTGCGTTCGCCGTGGGGATAGAGCAGGTTGTAGACCGTGCGTAGCTTGTTGCTTGAGACCCGGAACCGCAGCACGGTGGTGGTCTTGCCGGTGGAGCGGACCGCCGTCCTGTAGGGAACAATCTGGGCCCTGGTGGGCATGAAAACCCGGAATTCGGCGACCTTCTCCTCGAGGAACGCCGATTCCCTGACCCCGGCTGTCAACGTTAATTGGACGTAACCCCCGCCAGGACAGCGATATTGGACGAGGCTCCCGTCGGCAAGCAGTAAACCCAGCAGGCCGCGTACGTCTACGGCTTCCAAAGTTTCTCCCTACAAAACCACACTATAGTGTGCTGAAGGAAGCGGTTCGCCCGCTTCTTCGCACCTTGACAATTTGGAGCGTTTCATCCCATGTGGATTGATAATTCGCTGCGGCTGGCGGCAATGCCCGTCGACGCAGCAATCGTTGTCACCTAGTCAGGTAACTGGCTAGTGAGAACCGGGTGAATTCAGGGAAACCCTAACGTCAAGTCGAGGGCAATCCTGAGCGAAGCCAGTCAGGCGTGACTGGAACGTGCAGAGACTACTGGGGGCGGTGCGATCTCACCGCGTAATACCAGATCAGCGCCCGGCACCCGTGAATACGGGTGAAGAGATAGTCCAATCCCACAGGAGACTGTGGAGTAATTGAACGATTTTCCGAAGCTGCTTGGTGCCGAGCTTTATCGGCCTTAACGACCATCGCTTATCCCTCTGAACGGCGATGCGTTACATGGGGCGCCCATGATGAAAGTCATGGGGCAACTCCCGTCAAATTCGGCGAACCCCTCGAGGTGGGCAACGCCGAGCCAAGCCCGTAAGGGAAGGTGTAGAGCCTGTACGGCGGGCTCCGTAGCGTACAATCCGTGCGCCGGAGAAGACACAGGGCATGAACGGATGAGCGACAAATCACGCGATATGGTCAGGTCTTTCCTGATCGGCAGTCTCCTTGGTGACACTTACGCAAGTGGCACTTCGTACCAGTGGTGCTGGGGGAACATCGACCGTGGTTACGTCGAATGGAAGGCCGGCTTCATTAGGAAGCACCTTGGCCTACCCGCGCGCGTCAACGCGGTTCAGGACCAGAGCTGCCGAGATGGAGTCATCTATTGCTTTAGCGCAGCTAATCGCAAGGGTCGGCTGCGCATTTATCGCAACTGGTTCTACGACCCAAGCGGTCGTAAATGTATTACACGCCGCATTCGCCACTTGGACCACCCTCTAGGTCTAGTGGTCTTGATCCTTGACCAGGGATCATGCCGCGGCGGGGTGACCATGGACCACAAGACCGGCAATTATTACTATCGCAAACCGAGCATCAGGATTCACCTGAACGCTTACAGCGAACCAGAGTTGATCATGTTTCAAGCTGCAATGCTCGAAAATTTTGGACTCGATACTACGCTGCAACGAAAGAGCAAAGGCTATCTTGACGTGTACTTCAATACGCGCCAAACCCAGTCGTTGTGGCAACTGCTGCAGCCCTGGATGCCTGAGATAGATTTCGCTCGTCGCAAGTTTCATCCGCTCATTAACCAGACCACAAACGCGCATCTAGTGAAACGCCACAGGGGCGTAGAAATCACTTAACGCGGCGGCGAAAGCCGTAGTGGTAAAGCACCCGAGTTACGTCGTGGAGATGGCCGTCGAACCGGTTGAACGACAGCCGCCTTGCCGGGTGACCGGTAAGTGAAAATCCGGTGAATTGCTGGAAACCCTCCCAAGCCTCAAGCTCGCTACAACGTAGTCGGTAACGACGAGCGTGAACGCCAAAAAGAGCTTGAGTGGGCAATCAGCAGCCAAGCCTCCTGGGGACAGGAGGAAGGTTCAACGACTAGGTCGTACCCTCCAGACCGGAGGATGAGGGCCACTAGCGCCGGACTCCCCATAGGGAGAAGATATAGTCTAATCTATCGTGATGGAAAAGCGATAGCCAAACCTTGCATTACGCAAGATTGTGTTGTCCACGATTTCGCCAAACAACCCGGACAGACTGTACAGCTTGACCGTTAAGTAGCGGTCCTTAAATTCCGTGAATTGCTGGAAGTCCTCCATAAGTGGATAATCAGCAGCCAAGTCCGGCCGAAATGCCGGGAAGGTTCAACGACTAACGCCGAGCCTGACTACCGCAAGGTAAAAGGCGATAAGGCGACACGAGCGCGGAACAGCCCTACGGCTGATGAGATAGTCTGAACTTGCGGGATGGTAAACCGTAAGAGCCAGGGGATAAAGAGCCCCTGGGATAACATTTTGTACCGCTTCTGGGGTGCCCCTGGCACCAAAGATAGCCGGGAACGTACAGCTGACCAAACCCTCGGCACAGCATCTTCGCGCAGTATCGTAAAGGATAAGGTCCTTGTTACTCTCCGTGAGTACACAGGACCCGCTGATCCTACCGATCCTGTTGCACCCTCGACATTCAAAATTGCGAGGGAAACTCTACTTACCGCCCAGCGTATGTTGCTGGATACCGGTAATCTCAACGTCTTCCACCAATCGATCGGAAGTCTTACACTTCTGGACGATTACCGTCGGTGGCGCGACCGCGTATTCTGTGATGAACTGTTCAAAGCAGAGGCAAACGGCGCCGCCGATTCGACCCGTGGTGGCTACTACTATCCGCTGAAGAAAGCGAAGGCCGGCTCTGCCCCCTTCCTGACTTACGCGGCTGGTGAGTCCGCCAAGTTCGATGTCAAGACCGACCTCCTCGAGGTGGTCAAAGACATGCGTAAGCGCAACGTGCCCACGTTCGCTGACGGCTACTACCGCTGCATCGCGGATCCCACCGCGATGATGCACCTGCGTCAAAACGATGCGTTCCGTGAGATCGCTCGTTATGCAGGTAATGGGATGGTCAACCCCATGCAACCGGAGCTGGCTCCTAACGCCAGCTTCTTCCGCGGCATGGGCCCTGCTTACGGTCAGGCCGGCTTTGTTGCTGGTCAACCGGTAATGCCGTCGGGCTTTTTGTTTGAAGGCGTTCGTTGGTTCGAAAGCACCAACATGCCCGAGAAGAGCCTGCAGGTGACCATCACCGACGCGTCGATCACTTCGACCGTCACCACTGCTGCTCCGATGCTGTTCTTTGGCCCTCAGGCCATTGGCGTTGGCATCGGCGGCAACAACGCTCAGATCCTGCTGAACAACAACGACGACTTCAGTCGTTTCATCATCATGATCTGGTCGCTATTCGCCGGTTTTGAAATCCTGAACAAGGACTTCATCACCGTCGCTTACTCCTTCGTTTACTGATAGGAGGTAACGAACATGGCGAAGAAAATCTACCCCGGTAACTACGTCAACCGTCTGAGCTCCTTCCAAGGCCAGCCGGTCGTCGCCATTCCTGGCCGGGTCTATTACCACATCACTGGCTACGCCCTGGTCAACGCCACGGGTGGTACCAGCTTTGATGTGATCATCCCGTCCCCCGACCGTCGGGCGGACGACAAGCCCCGCTCCTCGATCACCGGTCTGGTGGTGCCCGTGGGCGCCAAGGTTTATGACCTTGGTATCCGCGTGCCCGACCTCCGCAAGGATCGCGGCGTGGGTACGGCCTTCTCCGGCCTGGTTGGCACCAACACCAACCGCCTGAAGCTGGCCAGCGCAGTGAACACCACTGCCACCGGTCAGATCGCCGCCACCGCCCTGGGGACCGACTCCTCGGCTGTGGCCGTGGGTGCCTCCCTCACGGTGGCCCCGGTTCAGTCGAGCTTCAGTGCGATCACCCCTGTGGCGATCACTGGCAGCCCCCTGACCCTGAAGGTCTACGTGACCGACAACTCGGGCACCTCGGCTGGCTCGACCCTGACCTCGACCGCCACCGGCGGCACTCCGATCATCGTGGAGGTGGCCTACTACCTCGACGATGATGTTGCCGATCTCGGCGACGTGGTTGTCCCGTTCATTACGGAAACCGGAGTCAGCTGACCTCACGGTCGCTTCTCCCTACAATGAGGGCGTCTGCGCGTCAGGCGCCCTTTTTTGTGTCTATATGGCCCTCTATCAGAACACCCGGAACGGCCAGATCGTGGAGTTCGTGGCTCACCACGACAAGGACTACGCCATGATCAAGAACGCGACCGGCGCGATCCAGTACGTCCCGCTCTCGGAGCTGGTGTCCTACGAGCCCGGCAAGGGCCGTACCGGCGAGATGATCCCCCGTCAGTCGGCAGAGGAGCCGGTCGATGAGGATGCGATCCCCGAAAGCGTCATCCCGGTCGACACCCGGCTGAACATCAATACCGCCAGCGCCGAGGCCATCGCCAAGGCCGTGCACGGGATAGGTTACGCGACAGCTAAGAAGATCATCGAGCTCCGGCTGAGCCTCTCGGGTGAACGGTTCGTGAACCTGGATCAGCTGCGCAAGATCGGCCGGGTCGATTGGGATCAGGTCATCGCCGAGGACGTGATCTACATCGGCTGAGCGCCTAGAATCACAGCAGACTGGCCCAGCCCTTGGAGCTCGACGACTTCAATAAAAGCAGGTGCCGGTTCCATCTCGGCTACAACGTAGGCGCCAACTTGCCTGCGGGCGACCTGGCTCGCCTCGAAGAGGCTATGGCCCGGATCCCGGACTCGTACTTTTACGCCCGGGTGATCGAGCACCTCGATCGCTGTGACAAAGTTTGGCGGATTTCGCAGGTCTTTCGCGTCGAAGACCAGCCGCAGCCCAGCCGGATCGAACGGATCACAGGTGACACGGATCGCGCGATCTTCACGTCTGATCCGCTCAAGACAGCCAAGGACTACCGAGAGGTCTACCTGCGGGAGGTGGATCTACTGGCTGAGACGCTGTACGTGGCGAACTATCGCCGAGAAGACGTCCGCCGGTACGCCTTCGAGCGTTCGGGCGGCGAATTCATCATGGCTCTCCCGGGGCCAGCAGACACCGCCGTGGGAACCCGTGTCCTGCAGGCGACAGGTTCCATGAATTGGAGGTAAGACATGTCACTGCAGCAATTTCTTGAGGCAAACCCTGCTGCCGGGCGCCGAGTGGTGGGCGGCGGAAAGGTGGACGTCTTCGGGCAGGCCGGCAACTGGCTGAGGGATAACGTGTTCACGACGTTTGACCCGGTTCAGGAAGCCAAGCGCTTCCGCGCCCGCCAGAGCGCAGCCACCCCTCCCCCTACAGCCGCGCGCCCGCCCGTGAGCAACGCCCCTTACGCCTCTCCGTTCGCCGGTGCTCGAGACCGGAACCTGGCCGCTATCAGGGCCACGGGCCAGGGGATCCCCTCCGCTGCCGCTCGCGCGATGCCGCAAGCTGCGCCGGGCCCTAGCGGCGCAGGCACCTTGGCTGCGGTGTCTGGCGGCTGGACCCCGATGGTCACCCCTGCTGCACGGAACCGCGCCTCTGCAGTGACCACTGCTGCTCAGCAGGGCGGCCTCCCCGCGCAGACAGCGCCGACGCTCAGCTCCCAGATGTCATCGGACATCTCGGGCTGGCTGAGCGCCAACCAGGGCCGCGCCAACTCCAGCGGCCTCGAGCAGTGGATGCGCGCCAATGCCAACGCCGAACGCTCCAAAGCTGACGGCATGAACATCGTGGAGCGCTTCCTTGCCAAGGAGCGCGCTGCCGGGCGGATGAGCGCGCCGAACTACTTCGAGGGCTTCAACCCGGAGATGAGCTCCGAGCAGAGCCAGCGCAACCAGCAGGTCTTCAACATGGCTGGCAAGGGGCAGCTGCCTGATGTCGCCGACATGAGCGGTGCTGGTGTCGCCCCGGCCTTCAACCCTGAGCTGACCCCTGAGCAGCGCCAGGCCAGCGAGCAGATGTGGCAGATGGCCGCTCGCGATGAGCTGCCGAACCTGGCTCGTTCGGACTACAGCGTCCGCCCCTCTGCAGACCTGCAGGGCTACGAGATCGCCGCTACCGCACCGGCTCAGCAGAACCTGCTGACAACGGCTGGCGTCTCTACCGCAGAAGCCCAGCAGATGGGCGCGACCGGCGCGGAAGGCTTCGCGAAGGCTATGAACCCTGCTGGCGATTTCGGCGGGGTCGGCAATATCACCGATCCTGAGGAGAACCGCAAGGCTAATCTCCTCCTGAACCGCTACACATCTGCAATCACGGGGCAATGGCGATGAACTCCAAGGGCGGCATTCCCGTAGACCCCGACGGCTGGGTGCGTGATGCACGGATGGCGAAAGCCATCAACGGCTATTTCACGGTGGCCGGCAAGGGTGTGCCGAACAACCCGCTCAATCATGAATCGCAGCGCCCCGGCGATCAGCAATGGGTGATCCCCTATGGCGATGCCCGTCGTCAAGCAATGGGCGAGGGTGCCGCCCTGGTGCCGCCAACTGACCCGGCGGCCTGGATGATGGCGGACGATCCGCTACCCGGCGCCGACGTCCTGCCGTATTCACCGCAGCCGCCGAACATCGCCCTTGAGCAGGCGACGCGCAGTTACTCGACCACTGCCGCAACACCGGCGCCGCTGGGAACGAACTTCTCTGTTGGCAGCACCGGCCGCGATACCCCAAAGCCAGGCAACGCCAGTCTCTGAACTGAGTAGACTGACGCAATAGCGAATCTGGCCAATGGCGTCGAGTAGCACCAATAAAATGCCGCTCCTTGTGGATCGGCCGCTGCTCTCCTGGGCCACCGTCGGCGCTACCGGCGCACTGGTCAGTGCGACGAACTTCAACACCCCACTTGGCGCGGGATTGACAGCGCTGGTGGACTGCAGCAGCAATGACGGCGCGATCGTCGACAGCCTGTCTGTGATCATCACGGAGTCCAACACCACGCAGACGACGGTGCTGGCCTTCATGAGCGTTGCGACCACTGCCGCGACAATCACGCAGAACAACACGGCTCTGGTTGGACAGGCGGTGATCCCGGGCGGCAACACCGCTGGGCAACGGGTCAATATCCCTTTGCTGCCAATCAGTATCCCGGTGCCGAACCTGGCCTCTCCGGCGGCGACGATGGCGACCTACCCGACGGAGACCGATAAGAAGAACACCGGTCTGTACGTCCCCTCTGGCGCTCTGCTGTATGCAGGCGTCAGCTCCGGCATCTCGGCGCCGAGCTCCACGACCCGCGTGCACGTTGTCGCCCAGGGCGGCTTCTTCTGAGATTGACTAGAGCGCCCGCAGGCCTCTGATCCGTTTACCGCAGACTGAACGATGAACACCTCCCTGGCTCAATACATCGGGTCAAGCGGTGGGACAAACGTCATGGGCCTCGCAGCCCTGGAGCGGGCGCGCGCCGCCGGACTGAGCGACGCGCAAATCAAGACACTGGCCGCTCAGCAGGGCATTCAGTTCGCCGATCAGGCCGCCAAGTCGCTCGGTGTTCCCAGCAATACGCAGATCCAGTCCAGCGGCAATCCCCTGCTGAACTTCGTGCAGCCCGGGTCCACGGTGATGGGCCTGGCCGCCGTCGATCGCGCCAGGGCCGCGGGTTACAGCGACCAGCAGATCAAGGACCTGGCTGCCAGAAACGGCATCACGTTCGCTGAGCAGGCAAGAGCTTCCCTCGGTGTCTCCGGCGGTACTGGTATCACGGGCGGCACGGCGGCCCCGAGTCCGCCGCCCCCTGCGATGAACACGACCGCGATCAATGCTGCGGCCAGCGGGACTTCGCTGTCTCAGTACATCGGGTCTTCCGGTTCGGGCAACGTCATGGGCCTCGCCGCTCTGGAGCGCGCCCGGGCGGCAGGCTTGAGCGATGCGCAGATCAAGACACTTTCGGCGCAACAAGGCATTCAGTTCGCCGATCAGGCCGCCAAGTCGCTCGGTGTTCCCAGCAATGCACAGATCCAGGCGGCCGGCAACCCACTACTGAACTTCATGCAGCCCGGGTCCACCGTGATGGGGCTGTCTTCCGTAGAGAGGGCGCGCGCGGCCGGGTATAGCGATCAGCAGATCAAGGACCTGGCCTCCAAAAACGGCATCACGTTTGCCACCAAGGCCGCAGAGGCGCTTGGAACCCGGGGTAGCAGCAACGCGCCGGCCCTTGCGGCACCATCGCCGTCACCAGTGCCGGGGGCGCAGCAGAGTTACGCGCAGGCCCTGCAGGCGTCCGGCCCGAGTGAGGCGGAGCGCTATCAGGCTTCGTTTCAGAATTCGCTGAACAACTACTCGGGCAATAACAACGCTCAGCAGGAGTATCAGAACGCGTTCAACAACATGAGCGCCGGCTCCGGTGCTGACCAGACGGCGCAGTTCCAGAACAACTACCAGAACTTTGTCAGCAATTCAGCACCAAGCACGAATCAGGCTGAATTCGACAACTACAAGAACGCCTACAACAATGCCATCCAGGGGCTCTCGAACCCCGCGACCAGTAACGCGCCAAGCGATTACGAGAACTACGCGCGCGATTACCAGGCGGCGCTGAATAACCTCAACACCAGCAGCACACAGCCTGCGGCGCCGGACTACCAGCAGTCCTACACGGAGGCGCTTAAGGCATTCAATGCGGCCAATACCACTGCGGCAAACGCCGACAATGAGAGCTACGCCCAGAACTACCAGAACGCTCTCGGCAACTATGACTATGGCGTCCCCAAGCCCAGCGGCCCGGACTACCAGCAGGCGTACAACCAGGCGATCAAGGACTACAGCGCTGATCTCAATCAGACCGGACTGAGCGGCTATCAGTCCGCCTACGAAGCGGCAGCGCAGAAGGGTGTCGACAATTCAGCGACGAATCAATACCAGCAGACCTACAACGATCTGCTCAAGCGCGCGACGGAGGACTACGACAAGGAGATCAGCCGTTACCAGCAGGACCTGACCAGCAGCCGCACGGAACTCAACAAGGCGCTCTCGGACCGCGATGAGGCCGTCGAGCGCGCCAAGCAGTGGGAATCGCGCTTCAATGACGATGCTAAGTACGAAGCCGACGAGCAACTGCGCGGTGTGCGCACCGGCCGCACCTCGGTCGGCAGCTCCACTGCCAGCAGTGGCGACCTGGCCAGCGGCCGTTCGGCCTACAGCAGCAGCGCCGAGGTGTCGCGCTCCGGCGCCCGCGCTCGTCCTGGCGTGGCGGTGACCTCAGCGCGGCGCAACCCGCTGGAGGATGCCAACAAGCCCGCCAGCGCCTACACCGGAACCGGGTACCGCTGATGCCGCGCCGGGTGGGCAGGCGCATTGACGCCGGCATGGCGCTCAAGCCCATCAGCCGCGCCATCCCCAAGCCAGCGGCCGGCATCTACCCCCGCACGGGTTCGGGCTACGGCCAGTTCGGCAGCACGGCCTATCCGACGGTTCTCGAGACCTATAACCGCGAGAGCGACTACAAGCGGTGGCGCGCCGGTCAGCAGTATTACGCCGGTTCCGGCCGCAGTTGGGGTGATCGACGCGTCTACTCCCTGGCTCGCTTTGTGAATGGGGCGGTGGATGGCACCTCCAAGGAGATCACGACACTCTTCCCCAGTAAGACCTCGCCGGAGGGCGCGTGGTATGCCACCTGCCGCACCCGGGGATCAATCATGCTGCCGATGCCGCTCGTCGGCGAGCGGATCACCGTGAACACCACGGCAGCGGACCCGTCAGAGCACACCCTGGTCTGGGACGTCAGCGATGTACTGACCCCGCAGCAGGTGGCGGTCTTTGGGACGTTCATCGGCGACCAGTTCGAGGACTCCGCGACCGGCCCCATGTACCCGATGGATCTGGCGCCAGAGGATGCCGGCAGCGTGGCCCTGACCCTGACGGCCGTCAGCGCAGAGGCGATGACGCTCACGTTTGATGTCTCACGTCCATTCGGCCGGGTGGAGCGCAATGGTCGCATCTACTGGAGCGCGCTGCCCTACAACCGCGCCTTCCCGCAGCCGTGGCGTTTGGGCCGCTACCTGTGCAGCAGCTTCAAGTTCTTCTGCTGTTGCCCGGATCACCTGCATGGCGTGGTGGCCAACACCGAACAGCCATCAGAGACCTCGCGTCATGGCCTTTTCCCGTTGCCGAACACCGGCAGAAGCGTGATCGCCGCCTGGGAGCAGCAGGGCGTGGGCTACTACAAGCAGTGGCGCTCCCTTTCTGATCGCCGTGATCAGCGGCGGGACTGCAAGCACATCCACGCGCTGCGCTGGGAATGCGGCATCCCATGGCTCGAGCCGGATGACTATCCAACTGCAGATGCGCGGGACTTTCTGGAGTACGCCGCCCGGCAGGAGCGCGGGTATGACCGAGAAGAGATCCTGCAATTCTTCCAGACGCGGCAGCTGAGCTGGGATCGCTTCATCCTGGCGGCAGCCGATGCGGTGGGGATCATCCTCTTCCCCGATGGCGATCCACGGGAAGAGGACCGCCCCGACCCAAGACCCCTGTTGTGGAATGATCGCGAGGAGCCATTGCGCGAATGGTGCCGCCAGAACGATTGGTGGGTGCAGCGCGGCACGCAGGACCTGCGGATCTTCAATGCCGGTGTGCAGCAATTCGAGCCCGGTGTGATGATCGGCGGAACGCGGTACCCGGTCCTCGAGATCGTCTCACCCGGCGATCCGGGCGCACCGGTGATTGTGCGGTGACTCTTAGAATCGCTTCAAAGGGCGTAAGAGATGAACACCATTAGCGATCCTCAAAGACGGCCTGTCTATTTCGATCGCTCTAACAACAGGTTTCTTCTCGAGCCCGTCGGCTCAGGCCCTTGGCCGGTGGTCACGATCGAGCCGGCGACAGCTGTCAGCCTGGAAAGCCTGGGCTCGTATCCAGCCAATATCTGGATCGGTCGCATTGGCAGCACAGGTTCGCTCCAGAGCTATGGCCCTGACAACCTGATCGATCTGATCAACGTCGCTTCTGTATCGCAGATCGATTCGATCCGCGTCGCACCGGCGACGACCTCTGGAACCGGCGTGGTGCGCCTGACCGATGGGGTCACCAGTACCAGTACGACGACAGCAGCAACACCGAACAGCGTCAAAACGGCCTACGACCTGGCCGCCAGCGCCGACAGCACCGCCGCGGCTGCCGCTGCCGCGGCGTCGAGCGCGGAATCGGTCGCCAATGCGGCGTCCTCCACGGCAAGCAGCGCAAGTTCCACAGCAAACACAGCCCTCTCGACCGCAAACGCCGCGAGCCTGGCTGCAGCAAACGTGCTGGGAATCGCCAATAACGCCCTGTCGGTCGCCAACAGCGCGCAGGCCACATCCAGTGAGGCGCAATCCACGGCGAATGCGGCCTCGTCCACGGCGACCTCTGCCGCCTCGGATGCCTCATCGGCGATTGTGACCGCTAACAGCGCCCTGTCGCTCGCCAATTCGGTGCAGACGACAGCGTCGACGGCGCAGTCCACGGCTGATAGCGCCCTCTCGACGGCGACCTCAGCTCAGTCGACGGCTAGTACGGCGCTCTCGACGGCGACATCAGCGGAATCGACCGCCAACGCGATCAGCGCGACCGCCAACGCGGCTGTCGCGACGGCCAACAGCGCGCAAGCTACCGCTACCGCAGCCCAGGCCGCTGTCAGCGCGGCGCTTCCGAGTGCAGGTGGCACCATGACCGGCGCTCTGCTCATCGGGCCCAGCGGCAGCCTGCTGTTTGAGGGCAGTACCAATAACGACTTCGAGACGACGCTGGCGGTCGTCGATCCCACGGCGGATCACACGATCACATTGCCGAACGCCACGGGCACGGTGGCTCTGCTGAATCAAGCGCAGACCTTCAGCGGCGCCAATTCGTTCGTCAATGCGACGGGTCATGCATTCCGTCAGGGCGCCGCTACCGACGGCATCCTGCTGCGCGGATCTGCGTCGGGCTCCTCTGGCTACAGCGTCGAAATCGCGCCAGCCTCTCTGAGCGCTTCACGGACGCTCACGGCCCCAAACGTCAGCGGCACGATCATCACGACGAGCGACACCGGCACGGTTACCAACACGATGCTGGCGGGCAGTATCGCCACTAACAAGCTGGCGAGTAGCACCATCAGTGGCGTCAGCCTGGGCGGCAACCTAAACGCTCTGACCCTGGGGACCGGCTTATCCGGCACGTCCTACAACGGCTCGAGCGCCGTGACGGCAGCGGTGAGCTATGGCACCACGGCGGGGACAGCATGCCAGGGCAATGACGCGCGATTGTCCGATGCCAGGAATACCGCCAATGTGCTGACGTTCAATAACGGCGGCTCCGGAGCAGCGTCTGGCACGACCTTCAATGGCAGCGTTGCGCAAACGATTTCTTTTAACACCATCGGTGCGGCAGCCAGTAGCCACGGCCACGGCAATATCAGTAGCGGAGGCGCGATTGGCTCAACCGCAAACCTGCCGATCATCACGACAACCAGTGGCCTGCTGACCACCGGCGCGTTTGGGGCAGCAGCCAATACGTTCTGCCAAGGCAATGACGCGCGGCTATCGGATACGCGAAATACGACCAATGCGCTGACCTTTAATAACAGCGGCTCTGGCGTAGCGTCTGGGACGACTTTTAACGGTAGCGCTGCGCGAACGATTTCCTATAACTCCATCGGTGCGGCTCCAACGAGCAGCCCATCGTTTACGGGAACTGGCAGCTTCTCTGGAGCTTGCAGTTTCGGGGACGTCACCACGGGCAATAACGTCACAACAGGCGACACTTCTGTTCGGGTCGGCGCCAATCGCACCGGCACTGGTGGTGCATACATTGACCTCATAACCGTTTCCGGGGCCGGTTATAACTTCAGGGCCTATCGCGGTGGAGACACCAACGGCGAGCTGTTTTTACAGCAAGCGGGGACTGGCGACGTAAGCCTAAGCCTCAATGGTTCGGCAATCGCCAGGATCAATCAGAACCGCTTTTGCTGGTTCAATGGCGGCGTCATTGCGTCCAACCGCACTGCGCTCTGGGGAGGGCTTATCCAGGGAAGCACGAATGCTTCCTACCACGAGTGCGAGGCGAAGGTTCATTCGGGCGTCACGTCAACAGCAGTTGCCTATAACTCCAGCGTCACAACAGATAATGCGCCTAGCGCTGTAACTGTGGCTGACTTGATTCACTTTAGGGCACAGGGGGATACCAAGGGAACCAATACGACGATTAACAATCAGTATGGCTTTTTTGCCTCGGCCAGCCTCACCGCTGCCACGAATGACTACGGGTTTTACGGAAATCTGCCAAATGGCGCTAACAACTTTAATTTCTACGGGGGCAGCGACGCGCAGAACTATTTTGCTGGCACGGTTGCGTCGCTGGGCTCGTACAACTCAACCACATCCAGCGCCGCGAACGTCTTCATCACAAGCGCCGGCCTGCTGCAGCGCAGTACGTCAAGCATTCGCTACAAGACCCAGATCGAAGACCTCGAGGCCGAGCGGTCTGAGGCTGTCATCCTTGGCGCGCGGCCTGTCTGGTATCGCAGCTTGTGCGATAGCGACAATCCGGAGTGGAGCTGGTACGGCCTGATCGCCGAAGAGGTCGCCGAGATTGATCCGCGTCTGGTGTTCTGGGGGCGGCCCACCAAGCGCGTTCTGATCGAGGAGGCCGCGGATGCCGTCCTGGATGAAACGGGCGAGGTGCTCGAGCCTGCCCGTGAAGCCGTCTATACCAATGTCGAAGACACGGAGGCCCCGTTGCGCCCCGAAGGTGTTCAGTACGACAGGCTCACCGTCATGTTGATCGATGTCGTGCAACGCCAGCAAGAGGCCCTAGAGGCGTTGCGCGCTCGTGTCCAAGAGCTCGAGGAGCATGTCGCGTAGGGCTGACCAAATGCCATGAACGCAGTGATTGTCAGCGCTAGAGCTGACGTCACGCGTGCCACGTCTTGTTAGCATGAAAGCCATGTGCTGAATGAATGTCCATGCCTGCGATCACGATCAATGGCCGGACCTATGAAGAGATCGCGGTAACCGCGACAGACACAAAACCGTTGCCAGTCGACATCCAGGCTGCGACGCTCAACCTGTCCGGTGACATCACGGTCGGCAACGTCACGGTCGACAACACCAATGCCAACCCGGTCCCCGTCGCTGATGGCGGCGGCACCCTGAGCGTTGATGACGGCGGTGGTTCGATCACGGTTGACGGCCCCTTGACGGACACGCAACTGCGGGCCACGGCGGTCCCGGTTTCACAGGCTTCCCAGCCGCTGCCGACCGGTGCGTCCACGTCTGCGCTGCAGACCACCGGCAATGCGTCACTGAGCTCGATCGACGGCAAAACACCCAGTCTCACTGGCGGTCGAGTGCCGGTGGACGGCAGTGCCGTGACACAGCCGGTTAGCGATGCCGGCGGCAGTCTGACGATCGACGACGGGGGCGGTTCAATCACGGTTGATGGCCCCCTGACGGACACCCAGCTGCGGGCCACGGCGGTCCCTGTCAGTGACGGCGGCGGCTCGATCACCGTCGACGGCAGCGTCTCAATCACTGGAACTGCCAGTATCTCGGTGGCGGCGCGCACTCCCACGACCACCTCGGTGGCAGGTGTCGCCAGCAGCGTGCTGATCCTGGCCGCCAACAACAACCGCAAGGGACTGTCGGTCAGCAACATCAGCACCAGCAAGCTCTACCTGTCGTTCACCACTCCGGCGACCGCCACGAACTGCTTCATCGAGATGCAGCCCGGGGCGTTCTTATTCTTTGATCATCAGCTGATCACGACCAACGCGATCTACGGCATCTGGACGAATGCCAACGGGACCGCCCAGGTCACTGAATATGTCTGATGGGACAGTACATTCCCGCACCGGTCGGTGATGCGTCGCCTGGTGTTGCGCCAGGCGGACTCAAGGGGCAGTACCTGCGCAAGGCGTCCGATCTCGACTACGACACTGATTGGGAAGATGTCATCGCGACCGGCGTGGTGGCCGCCACTGCGCCGATCACCTACGACGCCCCGACGCAGACGGTGGCGATCTCGGCGGCCACGACCAGCGCTGCTGGCTCGATGAGCGCGGCGGACAAGGCGAAGCTGGATGGGATCGTTGCCGCCGATGCTGCCCCGCTGGGACTGGCCGCGACGGCTGCTGTCGGCACCAGCACCGATTACGCCCGTGAGGATCACGCTCACCAGCGAGACTCCGACGTGATCGTGGTGCCGGTGGGGGATGAATCCACAGCGCTGACTACTGGCACGAATCGCGTCCGGTTCAGGATGCCGTTTGCGGCCACCCTGCTGGCGGTGAGGGCCAACGTGAACACCGCACCTACCGGCAGCACCCTGATCGTGGACATCAACGAAGGCGGCACCAGCGTGCTGGGCACGAAGCTCAGCATTGACGCCAGCGAGACCACCAGCACCACCGC